ATATGCTTATTTATGCACCAAAAAAAAGAGACCTCTTTTTTAAGGAGGTCTCTTTAAAATGTCACTCTTAACGGTGACTTTTAGATTACATTATGTTTGCAATCTTGAACGCACGGTAGTAGTTGTTAGACAAACCAGTCAATGCGCCTTGGCCTTTTGAAGTGCCTTCTGCGAATGGGTTTGCAACAATGCCGTAACGAGTCTTGAAACCAATCTTTGGTTGGAATGTACCAGTGTCAACTGCACGAACCATTTGCAAAGGAACATATGGGCAGTAGAAAATACCAGCGTCATATGCATTAGAACCTTTGTAACCAACAACTGCGAACTCGGAAGTTGCGTTTGTAGTTGCATATGGGTCAATGTACACTTTGATACGACCAAACATTGTACCAGCAAATGTATTGCCAGTATCGTCAACTGTTAAGTTAACTTGTGATTGTAAAGCAGAGTTATAGTCTAACAAACCAGCCATCGCAAATGCAGATGCAACATCTGAAGAAACGATGATGATGTTACCTTTACCTCTACGAGTTGTTTTAGCAATCGTATTGGCTTCTCTTTCGATTTGGAATGCCAAACCTTTAACTTTTTCTACCATCCAACGACCGTTAGAATCTGTATCTAAGTCGAATGTACCAGCAGTAGTTGTACCTACTTGAGCACCAGTCTTAGCAACAGAGTAGATTGTACGAACAACTTCACGGTTAATTTCTGCAAGAATTTCAGCAGACAAGATGTTTGCTAATTCTGTTTCTGCATCTAAACCATGAACTGCTTTCAAGTCTTGAGCAAGTTCGATTGAGTATTCTGCCTTCAAAGCACGGGTCTTTGCAGTAACAGTAACTTTCTCAATAGAGAATGCCATTTCTTGGAAGGTGTTAGAACCATCACCCAATGCTTCTGCAAGAGCAGTAGACATACCGGCAACGCCTGCACCGTTTGCAACGAATGTGTTAGCAGTTTGACCACCAACAGTCAACGCAGTTTGAGCGGTACCAAGACCGGAGAAACCTGTGTTAGCTTCGTTGTAGAAAGCTTCTGTACCTAATGCAGATGCGTAAGTAGAGCGCATTGCAAAGATAAGTCCTGTAGGACCTGTCATTGGTTGCACACCGCAAACATCATAAGCGATTAAGTTAGGTAGTGAACGGCGAACCAAACTGATTAAGATTGGATCGAAACCGGCAACTGGACCTGTTGATGTTGCACCAGACGAGAAGCCTGTTGCACCAGCTGAACCCAAACCAGCAGATGCTGAATTGGTTGGAACTGCTTCGTTCAAATAACCACCGTTTGCTTTTTGCATTTCTTGAGCTTGATTCTCAAGAATAACTGCTGTAACAGCCTTACGATATGGGTCTTTGATTGGGGCTAGGTCTGGATGATCCAGAACACCTTCCCATTTTTTCTGTAATGATTCGGACAAATACATGTGTTATCTCCTTGGGTTTACTAATTAAATTTTTGTTTTAGAAATGGCTTGAGAGACAGCAGCAACGAATGGGTCATTAATGACTTTCTTTGCCTCTTCTTCTTCAAACTCTTCGTGCAGTTGTGCTTCTGTTGCTTTCTTAGCATTAGAAGGGAAATAGTTCTCACGGATTGTTTCAAGTTTCTGTTTGTATTCGTCCTCTGTGGAGAATTCTACACTCTCTGCGAGTGATTTGATTTTTTCAACTTGAGTGTCGGTAAGACCTTCACATACTTCACGGGTCATTTCTACTTTGCGTGACTCAACTAAAGATTTCTTTAAGTCTACTGCACGCTCGATTTCTTCATTGAGTTTGCTTTCGAGTTCTTCAACTTTACCAGCAAGTTCGTCAACGAGGTCGACTTTTTCTGCAGGAACATCAATGTAGTGTTCTGCAAATAGGTTACGCATACCAGCGATGAAGTCTTCTGTCAACTCTGAACGGAGACCAGATTCGATAGCGATTTCATTGTCTTTCATCCATTGTTCAACAACATATGAAAGGTAGTCATCTACTTTTTCGGTAAGGTCAGCACGAATAGACTCAACTGCTTCTTCAAGCATGCCAGCATATTTTGCTTCTGTTTCTTCTTCAATTTGTGATACACGGTCAGCGACACGAGCTTCAAAAATTGTAGAAACTTTAGATTTGAATTCTTCTGAAATGGTAGAATCATCAGCAAAGAGAGCGTCAACATCCTCTTTCATCTTTTTCTTCATTTCTTCTTTCTTCTCATCATCATGCATTTTTTCAGCGATGATTTCTTCTTCAGTTTCAATTTCTTCCATCTTAGATGAAGCATCTGATGGTTTTGTTGTTGGGGCGGCTGCCTTGCCTTTAATTGCTTTAGCGGCGTCAATCTTCGCAGAATCATCCATTGGTTTGGAATTCTGATTAGTTGGTCCGCCTAAGTCAACGACTTGGGCATCGGCTTTATTCATTGGCTCACCAGATGCGGATTTCTTGCTTCCTGCAAGAATGTCTGCTGCGGCTTCCATTAGTTTATTTGTTGCCATTAGGAATCTCCTTATGATTTCTTATTTATAAAATTAAAGTTTTCTGAGGTAATTTTCAAACAATTTGAAAGCAACTTCTTCTATTTGTTTAGACGATGCTCTCTGTATTTGTCTTTTTGCGTTGTCAAAGTCTGCTTCAACGAAGTGTCCTTCAACAAACATCCATTCTTTATTTTCCATGATGCCGTTGACAAAGGCACCTGGAGCAGAAGGATCCGCCACAATGTCTGCCGCTGTTGCAAGTCTCAAATCATCTTGTACAAGGTTGTAACCTTCTTTAGTGGTAACAACAGAACCGAGAGCTCTAGAAGAGACTCCGATACTTACTTCATTATCGATAAAGTTCTTAACAATTTGACCATATGGTGTTTCAAGAATTAATGCTTTTCCGTAGAAAGTATTACCGTCTTCTACAAGAGAAACAATTTTGTGTGACACTCTTTCTAAGTTAATGGATGGAGTGTCTGGATGACCAAGTTCACCAAGTGCTCTATTGGTCTTAATATATTCTTCGTTATAGCGTTCAACTTCATTTCTTAAAGTACGCATTTCGTACATACGATTATTCTTGTTAATCTTATCACCGACTAAGAATGTACCTTCAATGTACAAATTCTTTTTACCGTTCTCTGAAGCTTCGGTAAGATATTTTACATTCTCTACGGTTTCTCTAATTAGTTTCATCTTACATTCCTGTTAATTCAGTTGCATATGTTGCTGTTTTGGTAACTTCCATAACAACAGAACCACCAGTGTTAATTGTAATAACAATTGGTGATGAATTGTTGTTTGCTACTGTATGATTTAGTTCGTCAAGCATCATTGTACCAGAATTGTGCAACATCAATAATGGAACAGAATTCCTAATGATTTGAATATTGCCATTGGTTGACCAAGTCAATCTTCTAATGTTTGCGGAAGTAACAGTTTCATTAGCATTAATCGCTAAGTTTGCCAAAGCTACTGTTGTAGTTCCGGTATCAGCAACTCTAATGATAGATGCTGACCTTTGTGTGTTAGTTATTTCGAATGGCATATTATCTTAGTCCTAATGATGAGCGTCTTCTCATTGACATTTTTCTTTTCAATAGAGTTCGGCGTAATTTAGCTCTTCTAGTTGTTTTCCATGACCGTTTCAATAAACGAGCCTTTTTTAATCTTGCTGTTGCAGGTATTCTTCTTACAGTATTACCTGAAATTCTATATCCTTTAATGCCAGACTTTCGTACATTCTTCTGTACAACAATTTTGCCTTTGGCATTTCTTCTAACTCTTCGGCGAATCTTATTGATTCTACCCATCTTGATGATGTTTGTATTTCTTTTTGCTTCATCAAGTTCTACTTCTTCCAACATGTCTTCTGCGACATATCGTTTTGCTTCTTGTAATCTCTTGGAGACGATTTCACTTAAACGAGACCTTAGAATATCTTTTGCCTCATCCAATTTGTTTGATAATATTAAATCAACAAATCTCACTTCATTTGCTTCCAAGAAAAGTCTGCTGCCTTTTGTAAATGATGTGATGACCTTGCGACCATATCAGAAAACTTTTTCTTGTTCTCATCATTCAAATTCTTATGTACTGTTAAAATGGCATGTGCAGTTTGTACATCTATTTTACTTGCTGTGCCATCTTTATGATTTACAGTACCGTGACTGTGACTATCTTTAATTTTTTGCAGTTGACCAATTGCATCAACTGCTTCTTCTAATTCTGTTTCTTCGGCTTGAACATAACCTTCAACGCCTGGACCATATGGTACCGAGAAGTATTTATCTAATTGTTTATTATGATATAAAGCAACTTTTGTCTTATCTGGATATACTCTAATTGCTTTTCTTTTCAACAACAACACAAAAGGAGGATCTTTTGGATTGTCTTGCGTTTCTTCATTTAAAGTTTCTGCTTCAATTGCCTCAACATCTTCTTTAACAGCTCTTCTTGCCTGTGAAAAAATTTGTTTATTATTAGAAATCAAATCTACCATTTTGTTGAACATATTTTGAAGAATCATTCTATCTGCGTTATTGAACACAGGTCTTTCTTCTTGCATCTTGTCCAAGATTTTGTGGATTCTTTGTATCTGTGCCTTATTGGCAAGACCGGCTCGAACCAACATGTCAAACTTTGAATAATCTGACTTCTCTTCTTCAACGATAGTTTTAAAATCTAATAGTGATTTCATTAAACTTCTTCTGTATCCTGTACTTCTACTGAATCTTCTGAGCCATTAAAAATGTTTCTTGCTAATTCTACCTTTTTAGCTTCTAACGATTCAAATGCTTTTGTAGAAAGTAAATTGTTTAAAGTTTCTTTTGCTTCTGCTGAATCACCAGCACTTAATTGGTCAATGAATTGTGATGTTTCCATTATAATCTCCTTTTATCGCTTATTTAGTCCAGATGAATACTTCTCTACCTGTTTGTCTAACATCGGTGTTAACGACTCCGTGGAGTCTGCTTCCTGAGTGTTGTCTTCGGCAGGGTATTGTTCTGGTGTTGCTTCAGGTTCTTGTTGTCCTTGTCCTTGGGCATCGGCCGGGATAGTAGGGCCGCCAATTCCTTTGTCTTCTTCATCTTTCATCTCCTCATCCATCTTTTCAATTTCTTCTTCAGTAAATTGAAGGATGTTTTGTTTAACCCAATTCAACGAATAGTATTTGCCAATGTATGGGTCGACTAATTGCAAAACTGACATTCTTTCTTTTAACAATTCTGCTTCACGCATTTCGGTGAAGTTATTGTCTTTCTTAAATTCGTAATAGATATCTTCTTTAAAGTTATCCCATTCTTCAACAGAACAAATACCTTTTAAAGATAACTGTGTTCTTAACGCATAGTCAAATATCTGTGAAAACTTATTACGAAGTCTTGCCACAAATTTAGCAAATTTAACTTCATCTCTAGTAACTTCAGTTGTTCTACCAAGACCAATCATGCCGCCTTGTTGTGGTTCTAAACGACTGATAGGTACATTCAATGCATTTAATAGTTTCTGTCTAAAGTAAACTACATCAGCTAATTCACCAAGATTTTGTCCTGCAGCCAATGTTGTAATCTCTGTACCTTTACCACCCTCACGGCGTGGCAACCAGAAGTCTTCTAACATCGACATGTGTTTACGGTCATCACGGACTTCACCAGTAGCCGCATCGTAAACAATTTTGTTCTTATACTTAATCATCACATCACGAAGATACTGTTCCGCTTTACCTTTTGGTAAATTACCAACATCAATATAGAACACTCTTCTTTCTGGTGCTCTTGAAACACGGTAAATAACAACCGCATCTTCAATCATTCTCAACTGATTAAGAGGCTTAATCGCTTTGTGTATATACGATATGACGAATGTATTTTTAGAATCCATCAAACCTGAATTCACATTCAAAATAGATTCAGGTGCAATTCTTAAACCAGCATTTACAGAACTGGTATATGATTGTGTTACTGTGCCTCTATCGTTATAAACATAGTATTCAGCAAGTGATTTAATAATCAAGGCACCAGTTTTTGGGTCTTGACCTTTTTTAATCTCTCTTACTTTACGAATCTTTCGAGGGTCAATGTATCTTAACTCTTGGATACCCTCTTTTGGTTTTGATTCATCAACAACAATGTGATAGTAAATTCTACCATCAATATACCATCTTTTAAACAAGTCATCTGCTAAATTACTGAAGTTTAACAGTTTAAGAATATTCTCAAACTCTTCTGCAATCTTCTTTTTGATGGTGTCTGGTTGTTTTAATTTATCAAGAACTATGTCTAGTGTTCTACCAGATTCATCGTGTGTTATTGCCTCATTGACAATATCATCAATAGCCATCTCCAACTCAGGATGATTTGCCATTTCACGATATCTAGAAACTAGTTCTATTTCATTGCGAACAGAACCTTCTAAATCAACATATGTTCCATAATGAGCGTTTTGGGTAATGGTGACTGCACCATCATCCATTGTCTCCGTTGGAAGTGCGAAAGATGGTTGCTCAGGGTTTTGCGCCTGAACAACATCATTTCTACCTAAGGTAAAACCAAAAAGTTTAATAGCCATTAATATACCATTCTAAAAAATATAATAGGACCAAACTGGTCCTATTATCACACTACACCAGTTTCTACAGCATCCCACCATTGATAGGTGAGAGTCACCGAAAACTCTTCAATAGCATCATTTGAACCCCAATCAACATCGATTGGTGTAACATCTGTTGGGAATAAACCAACGAATCTGTATCGTTTAAGTGTATCACCATTTTTACCAAACTGACGAACATCACCATCAACAGAATAACCTGCTGGTGCTAATGCAATTGGATTACGAACATTAAGATTGTGACTGTTGATGCCGTTCATCCATCTTTCGAAAGCGTTACGGACTGCAAAGTCTTCATCGTTAATAACTGTAATTGTCCAATCTGCAAATGTTCTATTACCTGCAAACTTTAATTCTCTGCCAAAGTATTGAACTGGCACAACACCAATAGTTGATCCTGGTAATTGTGCAGTCTTACACATAAATGTTAATTTTGTTTGTGCATTTCCTGGCGCAGAGAACGCAGGGAAAGGCATAGAAATTTCAAACAGATTAGGACGGGCACCGTCCCCTGTCATTTGACTTCTAAATTCGTTTACTGAAAATGCCATGTGATTTCTCCTGTTTCTCTATTTATTAGAACTTGCCAACGACTTCATCAAACGATACGCCTGTGCGAACCGCAACGAAGTTAAGTTGGATAAAGTTGATTGAGCGAGCAGGTTTAATGTAGATATCACCAAC